TTCTCGCTTTCTCTTTTTTTTCCAAAATGAATTCCATCCTTCTCTCGAAATCGGTCATATTTGTTTCAGCGGTAGCCTCTAACATACACTGTGAAAACCGTAAATGGTCTGGTTCTATTTGTTTATTCGGCCAATATTCAATAAAATATTCGATTTTTACTTCATTATATTTTTCCGATTCATAATGGAAGTTTATATTTAACCGTCTTAAACAATTATAAAAATCCGCGCTAAAAAACGAAGATTCGGAATATTTATAGGTATATTCCTGATTCATCATTTTATTTTCAAGTCGATTCTTTATAACATTACGCCAGCCATGTTCTTTTGGTAAATAATAAAAAATACGCTTATCTTTAAATTTCTCTGGATCAAATGGTTTTTGAGATTTATCTGAGAATTCCGCACGGATTCTACGTTTCGACTGTGTTTTATGATTTGAGATAATGCTTTCACCTGCTTCTACGTTTGATAATGACGCAGATGTAGATAGATTCTCAATACATATATCCATATTTTGGAAATAAAAATCCACATATCGCGCATTTAAAGACGCGAAAACATTTAATAATTCGTTAAATTTAGATTCGAATAACTCTTCTTGAAATTTCGATGAATCTATATAAATATTCTCTTTTGGAAGTTTAATATATAGCGTTTTTAATTTTACAATCCCCTTGATAATAAAGTTACCAGAAGTATCATCCCTTAATTCACTTTCATATTTAATATGTAATTTTCCAGGAAAAAAATATTTATTAGAAGAAATTATATCATATTCTTTTTGAAAAAAGAACGGTAAAATACATAACCAATCATAATAATAATCGCTTAAAACTATTAAAAATTCATTAAAATCATTTAATTTTATACCATCAAATAACGAACAAATATGCATACTTTTCGAGAGATTCGATTTCGATAGACTAGATTTTGAAGGAGTTGATATATTTATTGTGGTCATCTTCTTATAGAATATATGGATTTTATAGATTTTCCAAAACATATCCTTTAGTTGTCTTCTTTTTTTTTAGGGGTTTACTAGAAGTTTTATCCGAATGAACAGTATTATGACAAGAAATGCATAGTGCTGCTAAATTACCTTTATGATTTTTATGAAAAACATCTTTATTTGATTGAATATATCCATCTTTATCGGCATTTTTCTGTGGACTTAAATGGTGTACTTCTTCTGCTAACTCAGTTTTACATATTTCACAAAATCCGACTATTTTAGCTTGGTTAAAATGCGAGGTTCCAAAAGACAATTCACCATTCGTTGTAGGATGATACTTATTACGGATTGCATATGCCTTTTCTAAAAAATCATTTCCTAAATAGAGAGATTTACATACTTCTAATCCATACATTCTTGTGCCTGGTCCTGGCTTCAATAATCTATCGTAAATAAGTGCGTCAATTGTAGCATCATAATGTACAGCCATATGTTTAACTTGTAGTCGATTGAGAGCCTGTATTTCTTCATAATCGCAAATTTCGTGAAAATGTGTTGCAAATAAGAATGTCGATCGTTTTTCATGTAAATCCATCAATCCAGTAGTAAAAATCGCGAGTGCGGATTCTGCTTCTGTGCCGCTACATAATTCATCTCCTAGAATAAGACTATTTTTATCGGCGAGTCGTAGAATAATACGAAGTTCCGACATTTCTACTGCAAATGTAGAGAGACCTTTGAAAATATTATCATTTCCCAAGATTCGTGAGAAAATAGCAGTATAAGGTTTATATTCAAATGTAGAACAGGGGACATAGAATCCAGATTGAGCCATAATAATAGATGTACCAATCGCCCGAATAAAACTCGTTTTTCCAACTGCATTTGTACCATATATAAGAAATCCATCGACCTCTTTATCTCCATCCAGATTCCCAATAGTAATATCATTCGTAACATATGTCTCATTTTGTTGTAAATGTTCAATAAGGGGATGTCTTAAACCTGTTGAATTTATATAGGCTTTTTTATCTTTATTAGTATCGTTTATAATTGGTCGACAATAATGATATTTTTTCGCAATATATGCTCTTGTTAGTAGTACATCCAGTTTTCCAATGTATTTTCCGAGAGAATGTATTTTATCGTAGAATAATTGTTCGAATGTATTGATCACTTTTAGATATTCGTCTGAAACCACTTCCGAAATTTGTTGTTTTAGATATAACATTTTCTTTAAAATACGGTCTAATTGTGGGAATTCAATTTCGTCATTCGATGTAGTTGCTTTCACAAAACGAATATCTTTCAGTGGAATTTGAAAATCTGGTGTTATATTTATTATTTTATCGGACGTATTCTCTCCATTCGATTGTAAAACTGCAATTCTCTCTAAAACAGATTTTAAGATTAATCCCCTTTTTTTAGTAATTTGGAGAGAAACTCCCGATTTTTCAGTTTGATGTACTTTAATATAATCAGTATCATCTCCTGAATCCGTGCTTGTATTTCGCATATGCCCATTAAAAAAATCCCGTATTCTCTCAAATAGATCCGTCGATTCGTTTAATTCCCTCGATAATTTATCGACTTTTTCTGAAATTCCATCTTGTATAATATTTTTTTCGAAGGAAGACATTGTTCGAATAGCCGAACATTCTTCTATTTTCAAATGGGTCTGTATAAATTCTAAAATTTGGTCGATATTTTGAGAGAATATCTCAATGTTGGAATCTTCCCCGCATAAATATTGTTGTATTTTTATAAATTTCTCTCTTAAACTATCCACATTTGAATAATTTCCAAGAGAGAATCCATTGAAAATCTCTCGAATACATAAAATACTCGAATAGAATTGATAGAAAGTCGCAGGGTATATTTTTTTTAAGATAAGCTGGCGAGAGATTTTCTCTAAATCCTTGATTTTTCCAAGGGCCTTCCTAAACCAATCAATGGTTATATTATTATCCGATACAGAATCGTTTATCGCAAGCATATTTGCAGTCATTTCATATTCGCAATTTAATATTTCGGAATTAAATATCGGATTCGTTAATTGGGATTTCAATAATCTGGAACCAATCGCAGTAGATGTTTTATTTAGGAAGGAGAGAAGGGAAGAGAGATGCCCCGTTGACTTTGAATCATCCGATCCATCACTAATAATATTAAGTTGTTTAAGAGTATGATTCGCCAAACACATTCTATCGGATAGATTATGGAAGATCGGGGGCTCTATTTTTCGGACTAAATCTGGATTATGAGACTGTATAAAATGAAGTAAATAACAAAATGCTTGTGTAGCAATCGGATATTGTCCGAATTCTTGACAGGAGCAATATGCATCTTCTCCAAAATGGGTCGAAAGAATATGATTCATATAGGTCTGTTTTGTACAATTATTAGCATCGATCATCTTCTGAGAGTTATTTTGAACTGTGTTATTGTTTAGGAAAATAGTATGTATCGATTGGGTTCTTAAACCAGAATAATTCATAAATAATCGGGTAGTCTCTTCATCAAAAGTAGATATAATAATAACTTCTGTAGGCTGAATCATGGATAAAAATCTCTCGAGTTCATCGAAAGTAGTCGGATTTTTTAGATAGAGTGTCTCGTGCTCATATAGCGTAGTTTCACCAGTGAAAATATTTAATGTAGAGAGTCCATAGATAATATGGGGTTGTTTAATTAGAGAACTCATTGGAATATATGAATCAAACCAGATACACATTGTATGGTTTGACGTTTTAGAAAGAAGTTGGTGGTTAGAATCAGAATCAAATGGAATAAATGAACCAGGTGAATATATTTGATAGAGTTCTCTCGTCATTTTTTGAGATTTCATTGTATTATCTTTTTTTTGAATATAAACTACCACGGTATATCCATTCTCTGTGAATAATTGCGAATAATAATCTAGCCGATAATCGCGAAATCCGGCCATTACGATATCACCTTTTATTAGACTACAGGATCTAGTATACTTAATATTACCTTTATCTGCAATTGATAATTGTGTTAAATTAGATATTTCTTCTATATTAGAACATGTAATTGTATTAGAAGGTATTCTTACACCATATATTTCGAAAAATGCGCCGACTTGTAAAAGAACAACTGTTTTTACACCATATATTTCATTATATTTATCATATAAATCAAAATAAATAGTATAAATAGATTCTTCTTTCGATTGCATAATACACTTATATTTTTATAAAAATATATTTATATTGATTATGGTTTAATTATAATGATATAATTATAATGAAGTTTATATAGATTACATTTTTCTTTTTTCATTTCCTTTTCCGATTTATCAATAAAAATCTATAATTAATCCTTTACTATAAGAAGGGATAAGAATTGAAGAAATTAATTCATTTATTTATGAGTTTACTGCTCTTACTTACTATAAATGTTTTAGCGGAAAGAATTTCAGTGATTTTGTAAAAAGTTATTAGAATTTATCCATATAATTGATAAATTCTAATATTATAATTTGAGAGAATTATAATATTTAGAATAATATATAATGTCTTCGTTCACGTTTGTGATTAATACTGTAGATTTGAGTGCATCTACTCAGCTTCCGGTTATAAATGACAATGCGTCATTTGTTGATTTATCCTATTCTGTAACACTCGATTCTGTGCAAGGAAAATCAACTGTTACAATCACGTGGAGTTCTTATGCTATAGACATAATTAACAATCCTTCGAATACGGATGGGTTATCATTCCAAAACGTTCCTTATGGTAAGGCGTTATCTATTAATATTACAAGATTCGGCGGTATTCCACTAGCAAAAGCAAATCCATTTTTACAGTTTAACGGTAATATAACTGCATCCGATGTTCCATCTATTATATACCCATCCTTGAACGCCTGTTTCAAAGATTCGCAATGTATTAATTTTGGAAATATTACTTCGTGGGATATATCTGGTGTTACAGATTTAACAGATATGTTTAATGGTGCAACTTCATTTAATCAAGGATTGAATGGATGGAATACTTCAAATGTTACTAATATGGATCGTATGTTTAGCGGTGCAAGTTCGTTCAATTCTGATATTAGTAGTTGGAATACATCCAATGTTACAAGTATGAATTCAATGTTTTTAGGCGCGAGATTATTCAATACTTCTATAAATTCTTGGAATACTGTGATGGTTACAGATATGACATCGATGTTTGAAAATGCGAATGCGTTTAATACGTCAATCAGTACTTGGAATACCTCATCTGTAACAAGTATGCGCCGAATGTTTTATAATGCAACTTTTTTCAATCAACCTATAGCTAATTGGAATACATCTAATGTAACAAATATTACATATATGTTTTACGGGGCAACTGCGTTTAATCAAGCGATTGGTAGTTGGGATACAACAAAAATTACCGATTTAACCAGAATGTTTTACGGAGCAAGTGCATTTAATCAAGATTTAAATTGGAATACATCAAATGTTACGACTATGGTTGAGGTATTTAAAAATGCTACTAAATTCAATGGTGATGTTACTCTATGGGATACATCTAAAGTAATAACAATGAGTAATTTATTTTATTCTTGCAGTGTATTCAATCAGCCAGTCGGTTTTTGGAATACTGAGAGTGTTACCGATATGAATAATATATTTAATGGTGCAATTTCATTCAATCAATCAGTTGGTAATTGGAATACGCAAAATGTTGTAAATATGCAGAATATGTTTAGATCTACAGGTGGTCTTCATAAAACAGATAATGCAACATTAAATTTTACGGCAGCATTTGCTGCTGATGCTAGTGGTAATAATTTATCAGGATTTATAACGAATACACGATATACCAAATCGGAAATTATTTCTTTTATTACTAATTTATTAGCGAATCCTAGTATTCCTGTTAAATTTAATCCACAAAATTCCATACAAAATTATATTGGATTATTGAACAATATTGGATTAAATATGACTTATATTTTAAGTACTGGGTTTAAAAGAGTTGATTTTATAAATATTAAATTAAATGCTAAAACATTAATATATAATTATGGCTTCACATTAGATCAATTAACAAATCCGGTTACTGGATTAAAATATGCATTTGCTGATTTAATAAGTGGTGGCTTATTATATGATGATTTAATATATCTTGGATATAATAAAGTCAGTATATTCCAGAATTTAAATGCTATCGGATATAACACAAAATCTGAATACGATAGTGTAAATTTTACTGCAAATTTTTTAGAAGATATTGGTTATACTTATGTGGATTTTTCTAATTCTGGATATAGTATAACTGATTTATCAAATGCATCTATACCAGTTATTTATCAACCAAATGTTGGATATACCATTAAATCATTTATTTTTGATATTAATTCAACAAAAGATATTCAAGGTAATTATCCAATATATAATCCAAGTGCAATTAGTAATTATAATCCTACTACTGTTAAATTTAGTAATTTTTCGAGAGTTATAATTAAATGGGATTCAGTTAGTTTACAAACTGGATATTGGAATGGTGCTTATGCCGGAGGTGTAAATTTTGGATATTTATACAGACAAGGTTTTATTGGAGGAATTGGTGATATTACAACTGATATTGTTATTAAACAATTCGGTGGAATTCCGATTAGCATGTCAAGTGGTCCAAATATTCCTGCATTCACAAATTTTAATGGAAGTATTATCGCACAAGATATTCCATCTATTGGTTATGGTACTCACAGTCAAATGTTTATGGGATCAAAATGTCGAAACTTTGGAAATATTAAGTATTGGGATGTTTCAAAAGTTACATATATGGAGTATATGTTTCAAAATGCAATTTATTTTAACAGTGATTTAAGCTGGAATACTGGAAACGTTCGAAATATGATTTATATGTTTGATGGCGCAACTGCATTTAATGGAAATATTACAAATTGGGATGTAAAAAACGTAGGTATAGACTACGGTGGGGATAATTATCCTGAAAGGCATGGATTTACATATATGTTTAGGAATGCTGTTAATTTCAATAGAGATTTAAGCTGGAATACAGCAAGAATTCCATCGACCAATTTTATGTTTTCAGGCGCAACGAATTTTAATGGAAATTTAGACGCATGGAATTTAACTAATATACGAAGTATTATTGCTATGTTTTATGGAGCATCATCATTTAATAATGGCGAAACTACAAACACTAAAAGTAAACCAAT